TTATCCTTCTTGAGCGTTCCCAACTTTCTCCGGGCAATTTTCATTAACTCCATCATATTCGCCACGTCTTCTGCTGACAGAGCCCCTTCTATGTTGTGTAAGTACCCAGTCCACAGTTGGGCAATGTTTTTATGGTTCTCCCACATAGGCCCGTAATCCTCGGCTCGGTCACCCCCAATAAGGTTTAATGCTGTCTCCAAAACTTGTTTGGATGGGTCCGTCATTTTTTATTCTCCTTTCTTCAATAGGGATTTTAAGTGATTCGGCGTGTTTAATACCGCTCTTCATACCTTCGGAAATTCCTCGGTCAATGTATACGGCGCACAGGTCGGCTACTTCGTACCAAGCTAGAGCCAAAGTCATGCCCATCTTCCTCTGGTCGGAGTTCCGGTCGTCCAAAACTTGTGTATATAGAAGGTGTGAGGCAAAGGGGGACTCTCCACGATTCAAGGAATCTAGCAGGCAGCTTCTAGCGTACTCTATATTAAGGTACGACACCTCCCAATTAGGGACGGGTTTCCCACTTGAGTACGGGCTCTCTATTATTACCCTCATATGGCCCAACCTTTTTGTGAGTCTTCCGGCATTTTGAGAACGAGATTAGTCTTCGCCCGTGTTACACCGACATATAGAACTCTGTGAGCATCGTCCGGGTTCTTCTCCATTTCCTTAACGGCTTTCCCAGAGAGATCCAGGAACAGCAATACATTGTCGGACTCCCCCCCTTTTGCACCGTGGATCGTGGACAGTTTTATCTTAGGCTTCTCGAATATGTTAACCCCACGGTTTAATAGAGCAGATGCGTATACCCGGTCCTCGTCTTCTATTCGGTCTAGAGCCATGTCCCATGTATCGTCGGGCGTTTCCAATCCGAAGTGACTTCTAAGAACGGAAATTGTAAACAGGTCCTGCTCGTCGGCTCCAGAGAGTATCTTCTTAGCCCCACGCTTCAGGCGTCCTTTTCCACTCGATATGTGGTCATATATGTTAACGGCTTCTTTAAAAGATATTTCATGCCCAGGGTTTTGCTGCATGTGGTTCCAGGAACTGATGGCGTTACGCACGTTCTTCTTTAAAGATGGGGAGCCTTTACGTTCAAAGTAATGACCACTAGATGTCAACCTTTCGGATAACTCATCCAACATGTAATTTGCTTGAGCCATGACAAGCCACTCTTCGTCACCGAACGACACGGTGTTAGCATCAAAAGTTCGCAGGACGCTTCCTTCTTCTCGGCGCGGCTCCCAAACCTTTTTCTGTCGGCTTCGGATACGTTGGACTACGGAATCGGCAATTCGGTGGACGCTGCGCGGTACTCTGTAGGATTGTGATAGAACCTCGGACCCTCCCTCTAAGGAAACGAAGTGTCCTATATCAGCACCTGCCCAGCGATATATCCCCTGGTCGTCGTCTCCTGCAACAAACATCCGTTCGCAGCGCTCGTTAAGACCGTGCGCTACTTTCCATTGTAACGGGGTAAGGTCCTGTGCCTCGTCCAGAAACACTGTCTTCAAAACTGGCAGTCTACCTGGATTCCCGGACAGTTCTACCATCATGTCGGTGAAGTCTTTAAGACCGTTGAACAACTTGAAGCGTTCGTACTCGTTATACACATGTTCGAACTCGTAGTAAGGTATTGTCAGTTCAACCTCATTGTAGGCGTGTCTAGGACCCAGCATAGAGTTACGAGCTAAGTCAACCGCTCTCATAATGGGGTTGTTAGACTTGAGAAGCTTGAACCCATCATCAACTATGTGTTCAACGCCACTTGAGTGTAGGTCAATGCCGGTCTCTTGACCGAAACTTCTAAGTCCCTTGTCGCCAAGCACATCTGCGCTGGACATACCAAGAGCCTGAAACGCCAGACTATGTAATGTTCTGAAGTATGAGAAATCTTTTTCAGGGTCTAGGTTAAACCTCGACACAGCCCTGTCCCGTGCTTCATGGGCCGCTTTCCTTGTAAAAGCAAAATACCCTATGTCATTAGGGGACATTCCACCAGAGAGTAGAGCATCAACCTGATTTAACATCGTTGTCGTTTTACCGGTTCCGGGAGGGCCGAAGTACCTAAACATCTTCGTCCCTCAAGAACACGTCAACCTCATACCCAAGAACATCTAGTATTTTCTCTATTTTATAAATAGAAAGCTGCCTGGAAGCCTCGACGTTTTCATATTCGGCTACAGTCCGTTGGGGCATCTTGGCTCTGTAGGCAAGTTCTCTCTGGGTTATGTTTCTCTCTTCTCTAATGTCCTTGAGAATCTGGCTCCAGTTGTTTCTATTGTTTATCAAAACGGAACGTCCTCTTCCTCAAACTTAGAACCAAAGTTCTCCTCTATCTTGGCAAATGCTGGAACGGACCAACACCGTACCACCCTCCCTTTAATTCTCAAGTGGGCCGACCTTCCATCTCTGTCCCGCAGTCTCTGGGCTCTCTTGTGAGACCGGTACTCAAAAAACTTATTGCGTTTCAAGAAGGCTTCTAAATCCTTGAGCCTGAAGTAAGTACGGCCCTCTTCCTCGTCGGTCCATGGGCGGCGGAGAAGGATCTCTTCTTTGTCCATCGCGGACTGCATGTGCGTCGAGAACTCTTCTAGCATGTCGTAGAACTGCCCTCGTACACTAGTGTCTTCAGAGGTAGTTATAACGGCACCCTCTGTATCCAACATTTGAGACAGGAGGTTGTTCATCTGGGCCTCCCATGCTTGTCTTGTAATAGTGCGGGGCATGAAGTTTATTTGCTCCATGCATAACATCTGGAACCGAGGCTGCTTCTGTAGACCTTCTGTATCTAATTCCACCGGACTGCCGTTCACGTCTAGAAACCAAAGCGGCGGCTCACTGTCGTATTTACGCAGGTTGGCTACGGTCGGCGTGTTTGCTCCGCCGCCCACGCCGTGCTTCCGGCTACGACACAGGTCCTTGTTGCAGAAGTTGCAGATGGGCTGGTCCGCGCACTTGTACTGGTAGTCCTTCTTTTTTATCTGGTCCGCGACAATGTTAACCTCTTTGAGGTCTAGCGGCGGGTCCATGATGTTCTGGTTATATTCGAGAATTTTGGTTTCCCAGTCGTCGGGGTAAGCCTTCCTCAAATAGACGCCTAGGTTAAACAGACCGTTGTTTCGAGTGCCTTCCGGAAAACCCTGACGCAGCAAAGCCTGTAGGCAGGGGGGTCCGTCCTTGAGTTTCGGATCAACGTCGGGGGCAGACTTGGACAGGAGATCGTCCAACGCCTTTTCGTTTATAGCGGACCCTTCGGCCAGGTCCAGGAACTCTTCCAATGTTGCAGCACTACCATCCTTTTTGAAGGCGTAGCGAAGACCCCCTTCGTGATCGAAGTACGGCAGGTTGAGGAAGTTTCCGTTGTCGCCCCGCTCTAAAACCAGCTTGATCTGTTTCGGAAATATCTCGCATCCACCAAATCCTATCTCGGCAGCGACCTCTTTTAGTTTGACCTGTACTTTTTCTGCCTCTACCCGCTCGGTCAGGAACAGGTAAAGATGCGCTCCCCCGGATTTGCTCCGACAAACGACAAGAGGAAGTTCAATTTCTTTTAGCTTCGCCAGTATCTTGGAATGATCCAGGGGATACTGGTCGATATCGATGGCTCCCCACAGGCATAAATTGTCCTCGTTTATAGGGACAACGCCAATGCTGGTCTCACCCTTCAGGTGATTTTCATATGTGACACTGGTCCGTGGTTCGTGGACAAATTTGTATTTGCCCTTCTGCTTCCCACGAGCGTCCTTCGTAGTCAGATCCAAGGCCCCGTAGGCCCGGTTCAAACCACGGAATAACCGTGCAAATCGTTCTATTTCTTTTTTCATTGCTGTAAATCGGGGGAAGGCGAGCCTCCCCCCGTTATACCTAGAAGGGCAGGTCTTCGTCAGAGGAGGGTTTGTCTTCCTCCCTGACATGTTTCACGTTGACCTGTCCCGCTTGGATCGACTCGGCGAACAACTTGGCTTCTGCGTAGACGTTCGGGTCTTTGACCACGTCGTCCTTGCTGATCTGCCAACCGTGCCACGATCCATTCTTGTTCTCTTCGGAAACGGTCTCCAGTTTCCAAATGTGAGAAAAACGAGGCGGGGTAAACAGGCCGCCGTTGCTGTCCTTCATCTTCAGCGAACGCATTGCGCTGTTCCACTGTTTACTCTTCTTGAACTGCGTAGACTTCATAGGCAGAAGCGCCTGTTGGGTCATGCCGTCTTCGTCAACGACAAGGACGTAATGCTGGGCAGTGCGCTCAAGATAACGACCGCTCCCTCCAGCGACATAGTCCTTGTTGTCGTCTCCGCGTTCCGTTGCCGGGATTTCATCCCCCGCGCCATAAATGGCATGAGGTGCGCCAGTACCGGTGCCGCGCGGCTCCCATTCAATGTACTGAAGGTTGTAGGCGCAGTTAATCAAACGAACGCCGTCTTTTCCCTTAACAACCTCTTTGGTGACAGTGTTGTAAATGTCACCGGCCTTGGCGTCATCAAGGTCGTCCAGTTCGTCGGACATCTTCTGCAACACCTTCAGGAAAGGTATCGCGAGATCTTCAGAACTAAGGTCGTTTACGCCAATGCCTGCGTCAGCGGCAAACATGTTCTCGTCCATAACCGCTACTTCGGCGGTTTTCTTTTTAGCTACTGCTGTTGCCATCGTTATTTGCTCCTCTTGATAGTTGCTCGTTGTGAGATAAAAGCCCCGAATAGATCAAGCGGGACGGGGTCGCCCGCTTCTACCCGTTCCCGAAGCCACGCTTTCAAGGTCATTGGTTCGACCTTTTCCAGTTGGCTGGGAACGAATCCTTGTGCGCCGCAAAGTCCTACAAACTCTTTGGCCGTTTCGTCTTCGCCGCGACCGAAGGTAACCGTTACGTTATTCTTCACGAGGTCGCCAAAGTCATGGTCACGCAACCACTGGAATGCTTCGTCCTTGCGGTCGCGTGGAATGCTTGCTGCGTAAATGGGTTTGACGGCAATTTCAGATCCGTCAGTCAAGGTAAACTTCTGAAGGCCCATGGCTTCCAATGCCTCGGGCAAGTGCTCGTCCGTTATCTTATGGAGAGCGGATTTAGTTTCCTTCATAAGCTTCTCGGCATCGGCCAGCTTGTGCTCAAGGGCTGCGGCTTCGTTAGCCAGACGCGACACGGCGTCAAGTTTGCCTTCTTGTAGCTGGTCAATTTTGTCGGGGGTTGCCTCAGAGTCGGAGGCCATTTCTGCTAGTAAGTCGTTCATGTTCTTTGCTCCTGCATAATTAATCGGCGGTTGACTGAACCGTCGGAAACCTTTATATGGGTATTTATAGGTTGATGCAAGAGAAATCTTTATGACTAGATTCGTTTTTAAAACCGACCCTTACGATCACCAGCGGCAAGCCTTCGATGGCAGCGCGGAGCAGGAGAACTATGCTCTTCTGATGGACATGGGCACCGGAAAAACAAAGGTCTGCATAGATACGATTGCCTACAACTTTGAAAAGAAGGCCGTAGACTTTGCCATCATCGTAGCACCCAAGGGTGTCATCGCCAACTGGATAGGTGAGATAGAGACACACCTGCCGGATCGCGTAGACCGGGAAGTTGTTATGTGGAAGCCCAACTTAACGAAGGCGAAGCGTAAGGAGCTTACCGATCTTTACAAGGATAACGACAAGCTCAAGTTCCTGCTGATGAACATCGAAGCGTTCTCTACCAAGAAAGGTGTGGATGTTGCGGAGTTTTTTGTGAGGAAATTTAAGGTTTTCATGGCAGTGGACGAATCAACCACTATTAAGAACCGGCAGGCCAAGCGGACGAAGGCTATATGCAACGTGGGCCGTGGTGCGGTAATGCGGCGCATCCTGACGGGATCCCCGGTTACCAAGTCGCCCATGGATCTTTTTAGCCAGATGGATTTTCTCAGCCCCAAGATACTGGGGTTCAAAAGCTACTACGCTTTTCAGAGCCGGTACGCCGTTGTGCAGCGCCGGAGCATGGGAGCGCACTCCTTCAACCAGATACTGGGCTTCCAGAGGTTGGACGAACTGACCGAAACTCTGGACGAGCACTCATACCGGGTTCGCAAAGAGGACTGTCTGGATCTACCTGACAAGGTCTACATGAAACGCGAGGTGGAGCTTACACCGGAACAGACCGACGCCTATGTTCAGATGAAGAATCTGGCGCTGGCAAGACTGGACAGTGGTGACTTATCCACTACGCAAAACGTACTTACACAGATCATGCGTCTGCAACAAATATGTTTGGGCAGCTTGACGGACGACAACGGGGACGTTCACCCCCTGAAGTCCAACAGGCAGTCTGAACTGATGAACATCTGTGAAGAGATACAGGGCAAAGCAATCATCTGGGCAACCTGGACACGGGATATCCGTTCGATTGCCGAGGCCCTGCGCGACCGCTTTGGCGTCGAAGCGGTTGCAACGCTCCACGGTGAGACCCCTGATTCAGATAGACAACAGATCGTGGATGCCTTCCAAGATCGTCAATCTGAGTTACGTTTCATCGTGGGGCATCCTAAAACAGGCGGTTACGGTCTGACCCTTACGGCTGCAAACACTGTGATCTACTACAGCAACAGCTATGATCTGGAGCTACGGCTTCAGTCCGAAGACCGTGCCCACCGCATCGGGCAGGAGAATAAGGTCACCTATATCGACCTCATCTCCCCTAAGACTATAGACGAGAAGATTGTCACAGCCCTGCGGAACAAAATTAAAATTGCGGACCTTGTATTGGGCGAGGACGCTAGGGAGTGGTTAAGATGACAGAAAGTATCACGTTTAATTGGCACGACGAAGCGGGCGAAGCGCGTCCTTCGCCTACAACTCGCAAGAAACTGGACGAGTGGAAACAGGTCGTAAAGGACCCTGAAGGGTCGAGTTCGGAATTTGTGTATTATCTGGATTTCTTAGGTGATGTTATCCATGGACTACAAAAGGAATACGATTCGATCCTTGTAGCATCCCATGAGCCGGACGGGTTAAGCTAGAGCGGTCCAAGTACGACCGTCAAAGATGCGAGCCGATTTGCGGTGTGTCTTGGATGCGTCGTAGCTGCAATGCACCCAGCCGCTAGTGGGCTCCCCCTCCTTGTAGAACTCAAGGATTAGCTGGTCGAAGT